AGATTATTTGTATGGCAAAGAATATTCTATTCTGTTCTGTACAAATAATTATTGCTCGATATTTCAAGTCCTTAAGTGCCATGGTAATGAAGAGAATGAAGAGTACGCATGGATGATTTTTATGGTAAATGGTATTGTGTATCTATGTCGTTGCAGAATCGTATATATTTTTATTAACGAAGAGCAACGAAGATTTGATTGTTATTTTTATTGTGTTTTTAGTCCAGAAAATATTATTATTGCAAAAGATAAAAATCCATAACCATGGTTGATTTAAAAAAGGAGATACGATGAGTGAACAAGAGAAGAACCCACTACTAAATACAAAGCACAGTATACATTTTTATATTCAAGATGGTCGTGCGCATATCGTTAAAGATAAGGGATCTTTGGATGCAGAATATTCCTTTACAATTAGAGATGGTGTTGTTTGTGTATATCGTTTATTGTGGAAATTGGAAGAATTTCATTGGTATATTGAACCTCCTTTGGTTTTAGAGTGTTATTATGATGGAAATAAAGTTTCTGAAAATTTTTCTAATGTTAGTGAAGATGATACGATTGTTTTTATTAAAAAATTGGAAGATATGATTCAGGTCATTGAACTTGATGGTGAGCCTCAAGATTCTTATATGGAAGAAGATGGTTTTTGGGCTCCACGTAATAGTTTGAGATATTTAACGAGAAAATCAATGAAATCCAAGTACAATTAGATTATGATTTACTTCACATCTGATACTCATTTTTTCCATAATAATATCATTAAAGCATGCAATAGACCTTTTGCTTCTGTTGAAGAAATGAACGATGGATTAATTAAGAATTGGAATAATACAGTGTCACCGAAAGACACAATTTACCATTTAGGTGATTTTGCTTTTTGTAAGGGTGATAAAGCGATAGAAGTTGTTAAGCAATTAAATGGTCACAAACACCTAGTTTTTGGTAATCACGATAAAATGTTTCGAAAAAATCAAGAGTTTTTAAGTTTTTTTGAATCTTTTGGTGACATTAAAGAGATAAAATTACCTATTGATACGCTAAGAAAATATTCATATCCGATGCGAAGAAAAATAGTGATGTGCCATTATGCCATGCGTGTGTGGAATCATTCGCATTATGGATCTATTCATCTTTTTGGTCATTCGCATAATACCATGTAAGAATCAAATGGATTATCTTTAGACGTTGGTGTTGATGCTTGGAATTATAAACCTGTTTCTATTGAGGAAATTATATTAAAACTGATAAAAGATCGTTGTGTGATTAATCAAGTAGATTATCATGAATGGAGAGAAAATGAGTGAAGAGAAAGGCAAGCCGATAAGCAAACAATGTAATGCCAAATCAGATATTAACCCTAGAAGAAAGCGAATGAAGAATAACATAAAAGCAATATATCTTATTGTACAAATTATTCTTGCTTGTGTTTTGTTCCCAATCTTGAGAACCGATGACCAGCTGCTTAACTTATGGTTGGCTTTATTCATTTCGATGAAAATTATCTTTTGGTATGCTTTTTTAAGTAATATGATGAGAGATGAAAACAAATAAGATCCCATTCAAATTCGTTGCCGATTGGCAAGAAAAAGCGTTTAAAGACACATCTAAATATGTCTTACTATCTGGAACGGCTGGAAGTGGTAAATCTCGAGTTGTTGGAGAGAAAGCAGATGCGTTTGCTCGCCATTATCCAGGTTCTTCATTGCTTTTTGTTAAAAAGACATTTGCATCTATTAATAATACTATGATTGTACCATTTGAGAACCAGGTTTTGCGTGGTTTTGAAGATACGTACATTCATCAAAAGAGTAAGCACTATTTTGAGTACAATAATGGATCTGTTATTTTTTATGCAGGCATGGCAAATGAAAAAGAACGTCAGCGGATTCGAGGAATTGGTACTAAGGGTGGTTTAGACTTTATATGGGTAGATGAAGGAATTCAACTATGCAGAGAGGATTACGAAGAGTTATACCCTAGATTAAGAGGAACGGCCGCACCATGGAGACAGCTTATCATTACAACGAATCCAGATTCGCCATCTCACTATCTTTATCAAGAGTTTATCTTAGGTAAGAAGGGTAATTGCTACTTTAGTTCTTATAAGGATAACTATTATAATCCTAATGACTATGGAGATATACTCTCTATGAACTCCGGCGTTATGCTTCAGCGTCTAAGGGATGGTGAATGGGTACAGGCCGAAGGTGCTATTTATCCAGAGTTTAATCCATACTTTCATGTGATTGAACCATTTTTCATTCCACCCCATTGGAGAAGAATTAGAACGATAGATTTTGGGTTCAAGGTTCCATTCGTATGTCAATGGTGGGCAATTGATCATGATGGTGCTATGTATATGTATAGAGAGCTATACGCTGTAGAAAAGATCGTAGAAGATATGGCTAAGAAGATTGTTGAGCTTAGCAAAGGTGAGAAAATTGAGGTAACGATAACAGATCATGATGCAGAAGATGCAGCAACTTTAAATCGTCATGGCATTCCTACTATAAGAGCAGAGAAGTTCAAAAGAATTCATCCAGGTATGCAATCGATTAAAGAAAGATTGCGTGTAATGAAAAATGGCAAGGCACGTATGTATTTTTTTAGGGATGCAATTGTTAATCCAGATCCAAAGTTAATCTCGAAAAAGCTCCCGTATTGTACCATTGAAGAGTTTGGTCGGTATGTGTTTGACAAAGACAAAGATGAGCCCATTAAAGAGAACGATCACGGCATGGACGCCCTACGCTATGCCTGTATGTCTATGCTTCGCCTCCCCCTCACCACCGGCCTGGCGCCGGTCTCATTGGCCGATTACACCGGCATCTAACATGGCTACTCTAGGAACTCGCATCATGGCCGCATACAAGGCATTTCTGCAACCCGACCCGCAAACGGGCGGCGTTTCCTTCGCGGGCGGGCGGCTGGACCGTTACGACCGCTACTGGGCGCTTTGGCTGAATACGGCCTATGACGTGCTCACCACCTATCTGCGCAACTACCCGGAGACGCACAGGCTGTACAAGAAGACACGCGGCCTGCGCAACCCGCTGGGCCAGTACGCCGACTTCTGGCAAGCCAACATTTGGGGCGGGCCGCTGGAAACGGGGCCGGAGGCGACGGGCGGCGCCCTGCCCATCGTGACCGACAACGAGGCTTTGATCCCGGCCATCTATCAGGTGTGGCAGTGGTCCAACTGGGCGCAGAAGCGCAATGTCAGCACCCTGCACGGCGCCGTCTTGGGCGACGCTTTCCTGGTCGTGGCCGACGCGCCCATGGCGGGCAAGACCTACCTGGAAACGCGCTGGCCGGGCGACTTCAAGGCGATTGAGTGGGACGCCTTCGGCAACATCAAGCGGGCGGAGATCGAATACAAGGACAGCGACGGCAACCTGAGCTACACCTACGGCATGGTGATCGAGCATCCGGCGGTGCACTGGCAATCGCAATGGACGCGCTTTTCCACCACCCGCAACGGCGCGCCCTACGCCTACCCTGAAAACACCGTCAATGGCGTGGCGGTGGCGACCTGGGAAGCGCCCTATGATTTTGTGCCGGTCGTGCATATTCCCTTCCAGGATGTGGGCATGGGCTGGGGCAAGGTGGGATTCCACGCCTCGCAGCGCCTGGTAGACGAAGCGTGCGCCAAAGCCAGTCTGATCAACGACCAGATCGCCAAGATGGTCAACCCGCCCCTGATCGCCAGCGGCATTACATCCGGCAGCCTGACCCTGACAACCTCTGACGATGGCGTGCCCGTGATCTTCACCGGGCGCTCACCGGACGAAGCGACGATCACGCCGCTGCTGTGGGACATGAACATTGCCGACGCCGTCGAGAGCCTGGAACGTGACCTGGGCATTCTGCGCGAGCAAATGCCGGAACTACAGCTCATGCTCGATCTGCGTTCGGGTATGTCGGGCACAGCCCTACAGCAAGCCTACGCGCCGCTGATCGCAAAGGTCAACAGCGTGCGGGACGCCTTTGACGCCGGCCTCGTGCGGGCGCAGCAGATGGCCGTCGCCATCGGCGGCATCCGTGGCTATGGGCCTGAGTTCGCCGGCTTCGGGCTGGAGAGCTACGCCGCCGGCGCGCTCGATCATAGCATCGGCGCCCGGCCGGTTTTGCCCCGTTCACAGGCGGAGAAATGGGCGGAAGAGCAAGCGATGTGGAACGTGGTAACGCAGGCGGTTACGGCGGGCGTGCCGCTGGAAACGGCGCTGCGCGAGGTGGCAGGCTGGACGGATGAGCAGCTTAGGGAGATGGGCACGGCCAGAATGGCGGCGATTGCGTTGGAGCAGGAGGACCGGATACCGGGGGAGACGCAGTGACGAAAAAGGCTGACCGGGTAAAAACGGTCCCGATGGGCAAGGCGATTCGCTGGACAGACGAAGAGAATGAGGCGGCGGGTCTGTACAGTGATGAGGACTTGCAGCGCATCATTGACAAATTCAACGAGGAGAGTCGGCTGAAGGGGCTGCTGGAAGCCCGGCCTATCGACCCGCTGACAGGAGCGCCGGACGATGCCCCAGCCGGTTAGGCGCAGCCGCTACTCTGACCGCTATGTGTATGATGCCCGGCTGGGCGGCGGGCGCTATCGCGACCTCGAAACGGGGCGGCTGGTGACGTGGGAGCGGGTACGGCAGGACCTGGACACGCGCATTATCCAGGGGGCCGAGGATCGTATGGCGGCGCTGACCCAGCGTTTGCAGCAGAAGCAGGTGAGCCTGGCCGACTGGCAGCGAGGTATGGCGCAGGAGATCAAGGACCTGCACGGGGCGGCGGCGATTGCCGGCAATGGCGGCTGGCACAACATGACGCCGGCGGACTGGGGCCGGCTTGGCCAGACGGTGAAGGGCCAGCGCGCCTATTTGCAGGGATTTGCCCTCGACTTGGAGAGCGGGAAATATGGGTTCCCGCCCGACGGCAGGGCGGTGACGCGGGCGCGCATGTATGGGCAGGCGGGCAGAGCGACGGCGGAAGAGGCGCAGCGCCGTGACAAGGCTGATGCCGGGCTGAATGAGGAGCGGCGGATTTTGGGAAAGGCTGAGCACTGCAAGACGTGTCTGGAAGAGGCGGCCAAAGGGTGGCAGCCGATTGGCACGCTGCGCCCGATTGGGGACAGCGAGTGCTCAGTGAATTGTCATTGTCATTTCGAATATCGATCTTCGCCCGCAGAGGGCGAAACACCCACTTGACACTTTCGGAAATATCACTACACTATGAGGTAATGCTGTGACCACACAGACAGACGCCGGCTCAGAAGAGCTGGCAGGAACGGGCCAGGCGCCCACCCCGCCGGGGCAGGACTCCGGGGAAGACAAATCGAAGACCTTTGATGCTGCGTATGTGCATTCGCTGCGCGCCGAGGCAGCCGCTTTCCGCAAGGAATTGCAGGCGCTGAAGGACGCCGAAGCCAAACGGCAGGCGGATGCAAAAGCGAGCGAAGAGGCAGAGCTGGCCGCCAAGCAGCAGTGGCAGGAATTGGCCGAGCGCCAAAAGGGCGAGCTGACGCAAGCCCAGGCAGAAGCCAAGGCTGCCGGCGAGTCGCTAGAGCGATATCGAGCGACCGTCACCAAGCTGTTGGATGAGCGCCGCAAGGCAGTGCCCAAGCACGTGCTCGCCCTGCTGGACAAGCTAGACCCGGTCGATCAGTTGGCCTACATCGCCGAAAACGAAGCGGAGTTCGCCAAGCCGCAACCGGGCGCAGGCTTCGCCCCGCCGAAACGCAGCAACACCCCGGCCAGCGCCCCCAGCGGGCGCCCCATCACTCTGTAGGAGTCCTACACCATGTCTGACATCGCTCTGACCGCGGCCAAGATCGCAGCGGTCTTCCCTGAGCAGGCCGAGATCTTCGATGGGATCGCAGGCGCCACCATCACGGCGGGCCAGGCGGTCTATCTGGGAACTACCGGCACGCTCGCAGTTTCCGACGCTACCACGTCAGGCGGGGCGCCGTATTTCGACGGTATCGCCCTGACCGGCGGCGGCGCCGGGCAAGCTATCTCTGTGCTCGTGCGTGGTCACGTCGCCGGCTTCACCGTGGCGTCTACCAACGTCGGCACGGCGCTGCACCTCTCCGAAACCGCCGGCGCCCTGGCCGATGCTGCGCCCGCCGGCACGGGCACGGATGTCAAGGTCGGCAAGGTTTTCGCCCTGTCCGATTCCACCCCGACACGCGTCGTCTTCATCGGCGGCCCGGCGTTCTAACCGCAGAAAAGGAGCTATAACCTATGAGCGGTATCTTTGGCGCGTTGAACCTGGGTGACAGCGACCGGGTTTTCTTGTCCACCCTTGGGCAAGCCGTCGTCTATGACGCTGTGAATCAGGTGTTGGCGCAGCACAGCGCCGATCTGGCTGCGGCCATGTCGGTGTTTGTCGAGCGCAGCACGCCTGAATACAAACTGCGCTACAAACTGCCCGGCGGCGGGCGGTTGCAGCGCCTGGCCGGGCAGGCGCAGGCCGGCGCCGTGAAGGCATACGGCGGCTGGGACGTGGCCTTTCCCCTCGAGGAGTTCGGGGCGCAGATCGCCGCCGACCGGATCGCCTTCGCCTACATGACGGCGCAAGACCTGGATCGGCATCTCTCGACCGTGCTCCTGCAGAACGTCAACACTGTGCGTTTCGAGATCCTCAAGGCGCTGCTGAACAACACCCAGGGCACGTTCGTGGATCCGCTGCGCGGCTCGCTGAGCATCGAACCGCTGGCGAATGGCGATGCCATCGTCTATCCGCCCGTGATCGGCAGTGAGACCGAAGCGACCGACGATCATTACCTGGAATCCGGGTATGCTGCGTCGGCGATCTCGGACTCGAACAACCCCTATGTGACCATCGTCAGCGAGTTGGAGGAGCACATCGGCACGCCGGTTGGCTTCAGCAACATTATCACGTTCATCAACAACGCTCAGGTGGCAAAGACCCAGGCGCTGACCGACTTCGACGAAGTGCCTGATCGCTTCGTGATGCCCGGCCAGGATCGGGACGTGCCCACCGGGCTGCCTGCGAACACGCCGGGCCGGATCATCGGGCGAGTGTCGGGTTCCTGGGTGAGCGAGTGGCGCTGGATTCCGGCCAACTACATGCTGGCTGTGCACCTGGACGCACCGCCTCCCCTGATCCGCCGCATTGACATCCCCGAAAGCGGGCTGCCTGATGGGCTGACGCTGGTAGCGGAAAGCGACACCCACCCCTTCACGGCCAGCCACTACAGCCATCGCTTCGGCGTTGGCGCCGGCAACCGCCTGAATGGCGTGGTCATGGAACTGGGCACCGGTGGCAGCTACAGCATCCCCAGCGGCTACAGTTAAGCGGCAAAGGAGGCTCCTATGA